AAGAAAATAAATCTTCTACGTTTACACCAGCAGCAGCAGATTCGATAACCGCTAAGCCATCTGTTGTTACTGACCAAGAACGAAGTCCTTGAATTTGAGCCGCCCATCCGCCACTATCTTTTGTAGTAGAATCTGGTAAGTCTGTTGATACTGATAAAGAACAAGATGTAGAGTGAGCTACAGCTACTCCACCTATCTTTACTACCAATAGGGTTCCGTTAAATACACCAGTTGTTGCCATTTTATTTGTTTTTTTATGTTATTTATGTTGTTTGAGTTACAAAGTGGTCTACCACTATAACTCTTCTAAAAATATATGTTTCTTCTACATAGTCAAAAGTAGCCTGGTTTGACACCATATTCCTTGTAACTATGTTGAAATCTGGAGAAGCATTTGGATAATCTGCAGGAGCTACTCCTATGATTTCCAATAAGCCATTAGCCCATTCATCGACTGACTTTTGACCTACCTCTCCAGACTTGAATGTCCTATATACAATGTCAAACTGTATGCTTACATCAAAGTTATAGCTTGTTTTGTCGCTATTTTCTACTGATGTCTGAGAACTTATCAACAAGAATGGAGGCTCGGCACCATCTGGAGCTATGGTATCATATACCGATAACTCGTAGGCGTTAGCATTTATCTTGTCGAAATAAGCCTTTCGTATAGCATATCCGCAGTCTTTCATTATCCTTCTACCTCTACTTCTTTAGAATCCGTTTGTTGGCCATTTTGAGCCTCATTTAGCTCACCAAAGAACTTAATAAGGGGTAAGCCATACTTTGTCGGTAACTCTTGAAAAAAGCCATCTAATTGCTTAATTTGCTCTGCGTTTAATGTTATTGTCATATTTGGTTATTTTTACAAATTTAGGTAAAATTATTTAGCTGCAATCAATGCTTTTAATTCTTCTATTTGAGCTTGTTGTTCTTGTACTGCTTTTACTAAATGAGGTATAATAAAGTCCATCCTAACTGCTAATAATTGTTCTTTTTCTTTAAACACGCTTACTGCATCTGGTATTACCTCTTGCATTTCTTGCGCTATAAATCCAAAGTTATTTTTTAAACCATCTATTAAGTCAAACTTTTTAGCTTTAAGCCCTAATACCTTTTGTAATCCGTTATCTAAATCAGTAATGTTTTCTTTTAATCTTATATCAGAACCGCTCCAAGCACCAACTGAATACAAATAACCATCATTTCTTACATATATTAAATCAGTTCCATCTTGTTTACCTACGTTAAATGATTGTGTGGTGCTATCTGATGTTTGACCTCTTACAACCATTCTAATACTATCATTACCAGATACACCAATACCAATATTGCCATTTGCCCTAATTCTCATAGATTCAACTCCGCCACGTGCAAAAGATATAGATTGACCACCATCTGCTTCTAAAATAGGAGAACCAGTTGAACTATATTTATATATTGAAAGTCCCCAAGTAGCTTCATCAGATATTCTTAATGCAGTTTTAATAGCTACATCACCATTTGCTTTGATTCTAATTCGTTCGGTATTGTTGGTAGTAATTTTAAAAGGATGATTACTACTTGTACCAGTTCCAGCTTCTAAAGTATCTGCAATTAGCCAAGCAGTACAAGTTCCTGCAGTTGCATTAACAATTCCATAGTCTGAACCAGTTACTTGTAAAACCTTTGCTATTGAACCTAACCCATAATTATTAGGACTACTCGTTCCGATTCCAACATTGCCACCGCTAGTAATGGTCATTCTTGTTCCGGCAGATGTGCCTGTATAAAAGAATAATAAGTCAGTTTCTGCTCCGCTTGTACTTGGAATTAATGTCCAATTCTTATTTGTTAAGGAAGCATTATTTATATAAAATGAACCATTGCCAGTTGCAACACTACTTGTTATTGCACCAGCCGTTACACTACTTGAGAATGTAGCAGCACCAGTAGAAGCTATTGTAAGTAAATTACTAAATGAGCTATTAAATACTTTAAATCCACCACTATCAGCACCTATATATATAAGTCCAGCACTACCTCCAGTTCTTTCCAATCTTAATTGTGCAGTTCCATCTGTTACCGCCAAAGTATGATAATCGCTTCCAGTTGCAGATAATCTACCATTAAACGTAGCACTTGTACCACTTAAAGCACCAGTAAGTGTACCACCAGTTAAAGGTAAATAAGCACCGCTTGCTAAAACTGAAGTATTAACGCTACCATCCGCCATTAAAAACTGAGATGCTGTACCACCACTCTTAACTAAAGTAGTTGCGTTTAAAGTACCTATGATTGTAGCAGCGTTACCACTACCACTTGCTTTGTTTATATATAATCCTTCTCCGTTACCACTTTTAGTTATGTTTAGAGCTATTCCGCTTCCGCTTGTATGGCCAATAGTAAAAGTATCACCACTACCACTACTTGAGAAGCTACCAGTAGTTCCTATTAATCCGCCAGTCAAAGTGCCACCAGTCAAGTTTAACTTGCTATCAAGCTGAGTTTGTAAAGCACTTGTAACACCAGCTAAATAACCTATCTCTGTAGTTGTTGTAGTTGCACTTGCTGCAATCTTACCACTACCATCAGAAACTAAAGCTCTTGAAGCAGTTAAGTTAGCAGTTACTACGCTTGATGCACCACCAGTAATAGACGCTTGTGCTCTTGCTGTAGTAAAGTATTGATTCGTTCCCTCAGCAACATCTGATGTTGTTAAAACTACTGTTCCAGCAAATCCGTTTACGGTTGTAACTGGGAAGGTAATGTTTGTATTTGATGCACTTGTAATTCTACCCTTGCTATCTACAGCGATTGTAGGCACAGCAGTAGAAGTTCCGTAAGTTGTTGCAGTAACACCAGTATTAGCCAATGTTAAAGCAGATGTTACGTTTGCACTACCATCAAAGCTAACTGACCATGCAGCATCTCCACTTGCAGCTATTGTTCTTGCAGTAGATAAGATGTTTGCAGCGTTTGCAGTACCAGCTAAGTTACCATCTACGTTAGCAACTAAAGTTGCAACTGTATAACCAGTTCCAGTAGTGTTAACTACGTTTGTAGGTTCATCTACTAAACCGCTAAATATCTTAAACTTACCAGCATCAGAAGCATCTCTGAATAAACCAGTAAACTCTACTCTTTCTTGAACAGCATCATAGTATCTACCATAATATCCAATGTCAACCGCATCTGTTGTGTTGTTAGTGTTAGCTACCTCAAACAATGGGTCTTTAGAAGATATTGATTCTGTGTTTACATAAGTTGCAGTACCATTTATAGTTAAGTTACCACTTACAACTAAGTTGTTTGGCATTGTAACGTCATTAGTAAATGCAAGTGTTGTAGTATTACCTACAGTTGTAGCTGCAATTTGATTTGCAGTTCCGTTTATTGTTGTTATACCTTGGTCAGTCCAAGTTGCTGTTATTACGTTAGCATCTTGTTGAGTTAGGCTTAAAGTCTTTGTTGATGTACCAGTTACTGCAGCAGATACGATAGAACGATTGTAAGCTATATCATATTCACCTAATTTGACCGTAGTAGGAATTGCATAACCAGCAGTTAAGCTGAATACACCACTATTGTTAGCATAAGATAATCCAGTTGCAGATGATGATAATGCAAGTCTTGCACGAGCATCAGTATAGTATAAGTTTGTGCCTTCTGCTAAATCTGTTGTAGTTTTTGCAGCTAAAGCACTATTGAATCTTGCTTGTGTATAGTAAAGATTAGTTCCTTCAGCTAAATTAGTTGTACTCTTATTGCTAAAAGCAGTATCAAATCTAGCTTGAGTGTAATATAGGTTGGTGCCCTCTGCTAAGTTAGTTGTAGTAGAAGCAGCTAAATTAGTTGCAAAATTAGCATTACCTCTTGCAGTAGTCCAATATAAATTAGTTCCTTCAGCAATGTTTGTAGTAGTCAAAGTAACTGTACCACCTAATGATACCGCTTGACCATTGATTGTTATTGAGCTATTAGTTAAACTTGCGTTTGGAATAGCAGCTAAGTTAAAAACACCAGTTGTGTTATCGTAAGAAAGACCAGTTCCAGCAGTTACGCTTAAGGCAGTTCTTGCTCTTGCGTTAGTGTAATAAAGATTAGTAGAACCTTCTGCTAAATCATTTGTATCACTTGCCGCAAGGTTAGTTGCAAAGTTTGCGTTACCTCTTGCTTCTGTAAAATAAAGATTCGTTCCTTCTGCCAAGTTCGTTGTGCTCTTAGCAGCGAAAGCTGAATCAAATCTACCTTGAGTATAGTATAAATTAGTTCCCTCTGGTACAACGCTTGTAGTTCCAGTAAAGTTACCAGTCAAAGTATTAGCAGCATCATTATAAGTCCAAGTAATACCAGTACCATTCTTAATTAAGGCAGCAACTGTATCATCAATCAATTCCTTAATTTGTAAGCCACCTCCAGTAATAATCAAATCAC